CCAGATCAGACCGAAGACCCCCTGCTGTACCCCACCCACCCGGGTGATGCAGCCGAGTTCCTCCCTCAGAGCCTAACTGAGGTCGCAGGAGGGGCCTTGACACTGTCCTGGTACGTGCTCCAACTCTACAAGTTCCTTGGAATGTGGTGCGCAATGGTGATCTTTGCCAGCGCCCATGTCCTTGGTCCCGTCTACGTCTGTCGGACTATGATCGTAGAGTTCCTCGCCCACCACTTTAAGTGCTTCGTGCACGCGAAGATTGAGCTGGCCAAGCAGAACGCACACCGCGAACTGCGCATGCTGGCCCTGGCGATGGAGCAACGCCTCAGCCCCCTCAAGCAACACGCGAAGGTGTTCGGGGCTGTCGCAGGAGTGCTAGCTATTGTTGTTGGTGCGCAGAAGTTACTCAAACACTCTGCCACCACCCGCGAGACAACATCAGCTGCAGTGGTGCCCCAATCCGACCTCACTGAGGTAGGTGGGCGCCCCAAGCCCCTCTCTGAGGAGCGCACCAACGTGTGGTACAACACCATCGCTAGTGTCACGGCTTTTGACGTGGCCATGGGTAGCGCGTCCTGGAAGGGCCTCCCCCTCGAGCAAGTGGTGGCCAAGCTCGGGCGTTCAGTCGTACGACTACGCCTCCGGTGCTGCGACGGAAAGATCAAGACAACAGGCGCTCTCGCGCTTGGTGGCTGGCTCTACGCCGTCAACACGCACGCCATCCCCGAGGAATACGACACATTCTCGGTGGAAATGATCCAGACAGACAGCAAGGAAGGAGTGAACCCCAACGTGAACTTCCTGCTTGCCCGCACCAGCATCTTTACACTGCCGGGGCGTGACCTCTCGATCATCATGTGCAAGGCCCTTGGACCCAAGAGTGGAGTGCGCCACCTCCTCGTGCGCCCCACCTTCGAAGGAAAGTACCTCGGCTCCTATTACACTCGCACCAGTCTGGGCTTTATCCAGGCCAACGAGCTAACGGAGATCATCCCGATGACCCACGAGTGGAACCCACAAGAACCCACCAAGGTCTGGCAGGCCAAGAGCGAAATTCTAACCGTCAACGGAGACTGCGGCTCCCCCATGTTAGCACGCGCCCCCACAGGGCCCGTCATCCTGGGCATCCACGCCGCGGGCAATCAGCACAGCCAGGTTATCGCTACCCCCATCTACGAGGAAGACGTCGTGGCCGCAGAGGGCTACTTCGGAGGCTTCACGATGCAGGGTGGCGAGCCAATGCTCAACGCGCCCACAGCGCCCGAGCGAGCTCTCGTGAGCTTGGACAACAAGAGCACAACCCGCTGGTTCCGTGAGGGAACAGCCAACGTGTACGGGTCGCTTACGGGCCCCCGCGCGCGCCCCAAGTCCTGCGTCGTGCACACTAGCATGGCCCAGGCTGCCATGCGTCACGGTTACGTGGAGCGTTACGGCCCACCTGCCCTCTCCGGGTGGGAGCCTTGGCGCATCGCCTACCAAGACATGTTGCACATCCCGGCCACCTTCCGCAGTGACATCATCAAAGCCGCCACGCGCGCCTTCACAGCGGACATCCTCGCCCTCATCCACCCGGAAGACTTGGCAGAGGTGATGGTCTACGATACGTTCACGGCGATCAACGGAGCCACCGGCGTCACCTACGTCGACAAGCTTCAACGCAACACTAGCATGGGCTTCCCATGGAACCGCTCCAAGAAGTACTACCTCACGGCAGTCCCTCCTGCGCACGGCGTCCTGGACCCCGTCGAGATCTCACAAGAAGTCCTCGACCGCACGCAGATCATCCTGGACAAGTACGAACAGGGAGAGCGTGCCATGCCAGTCTTCAAGGCGCACCTCAAGGACGAGCCCACCTCGTTTAAGAAGATCGCAGCCAAGAAGACGCGTCTCTTCGGCGGAGCCCCCGTCGACTGGGCACTCGTTGTGCGAATGTACCTGCTGTCTTTCATCCGTTTGGCGCAGAACAACCGCTTCATCTTCGAGTCTGCCCCCGGCACCATCGCGCAATCGTCCGAGTGGGGAGAGATCCGCTCGTACCTGACGCACTTCGGCACCGACCGCATCGTCGCGGGCGATTACAAAGCCTTCGACAAGACCATGCCACCTGAGTTCATTCTTGCGGCCTTCGAGATCATCATCGAAGTTTGTCGCGCAGCCGGCTACACGGAACAGCAGCTGCAGGTGGTGTGGGGCATCGGCGTCGACACGGCCTACCCACTTTACGACTTGAACGGGGATCTCGTCGAATTCTTTGGGTCAGAGCCTTCCGGCCACAACCTGACGGTCATCATCAACGGCTTAGTCAACTGTCTGTACATGCGCTACACGTACATCGTCCTCAACCCAGAGCACGAGGCAGAGTCCTTCAAAGACAATGTTCACCTCATGACTTATGGCGACGACAACGTACTGGGCGTGTCACGCACCGCGAGCTGGTTCAATCACACCGAGATCCAACGGGTCTTGGCGGACCATGGCGTGACGTACACGATGGCGGACAAAGAGGCCGAATCGGTACCGTACATCCCCATCAGGGACGTGTCGTTCCTCAAGCGCTCCTGGCGCTACGACGCGGACCTCCAAGACTTCACGTGCCCACTAGAGCACGAGTCCATCGAGAAGATGCTCATCACCTGCGTAGCATCGAAGTCGGTCTCCCGCGAATACCAAGGCATTTCAGCCATCAGTAGCGCGGTGCAGGAGTACTTCTTCTACGGTAAGGAAGAGTTCCACAAACGATCTGCTCTCCTCGCGACCATTGTCGTCGAGTCTGAGCTGCAGGCCTTCGTGGAGCCCAGCACCTTCCCCACATGGTTTACCCTAGCCGAGCGGTTCAAGAGTTACGGCGCTCCCAAGCGTTGGAACGAGCAGCTAGACAAAGGTCGCCAACGGGTCGCACGGCAGCCCCGGGAGCCCAAGAGCCCCAAAAAGCCAGAGCAATTGCCAGCAGCTTTGGAAGAAGCAGCAACGGATGATGACCTTGACGTGGTCTTCATTCCTCAATCGGACGTCAACAAGAACAACCAAGAGGACCTGGCGCGCTGTGGAATGCGCCAGCGCCGTGTCGAGCCCCGAAATGTCCCGAC